CCCTATTTTCACGCCCAAATTACGCACTACTACACGCAAAACATCACGCAAAACAGGAGGTAATAACATGAATAAGGCACAAAACAATTACGCAGTAGCTAAAGCGTATTATGAAACAATCGACGAATCCATAAAGGACTATGAAAAGCAGTGGATAATTGACAACGACATTAAACGCTTGGATGGCTCGACGCCTGATAGCCTATGGCAGTTATGCCTTGACGATGAAGAATCAATGTTTTTGGATTATTCGGAGCGCCTTGACAGTGATAACGGCTATCAGCAGCTAATGGACGAAAAACGGATTGCAAAGAAACTTCTCCATGAATCCGAGGAAAGTTTGATTGACTTTGGGCTGTCAATCGCTCCGGCCGGAATTCGTGAAACGCTTGAAAAAGGCCGTTCTAACTTGCGAATTCGGGAAAAGCTGATTGACCTTGCTTTCAGGCTTGACGCTCGTACCATCAAGGCAGCACGTTAAACATCACGCAAAACTAAAGGCCGGGAGTCCATCCCAGCCTATATTCACGCATTGCATCACGCAAAATAGGCAGGAGGTATTACAATGTTTGTAGTTTACTGGAAAAAGGAGCGTCACCCCGTGCGCTACTTCCACCCGGAAAAGGATTTACAAAAGACGATCAAAACTGCGTGGGCACTGCCCGAGACTGCGAGGGCCGCATTTGAGGAATTATGCCAACGCAACAAATATATGCAGCTTCGCACCGTCCAAGCGTCCGATGTCGCCGAATTAATGTATCCGTCCGGTGTACAATTCAACAAAATCAGATGGTAACGCAACTCATCACGCAAAACAAAGGAGGATTTACCCATGAGCAAGACTGTTTTCAGCGTTTCATTCAATGACAGCACGACGATGGCGAACAACACGACACCTGTCAAGCCTGGTAGCAAAGTGACGGTAACTTTTCCCGGTTATTGCGACTTCACGCCCAAAGATGATGACGGCAACGATATGTTGTTTGATGTCGTAGAGGAAGACGGCGTTTTGGGCTTGATGTACCCTGGCCGCGATTGGGATGGTGACTGGCACGATCGACAATTTACCCCGTTCACAAGTTTCAGCTATACGGTTATCTTTACGATTGCCGAATAGCCCCACGCAAATCAGCCGGAATAATCCTCCGGCTGATTTTTTTGCGCACAGCTTCACGCAAAAATCATTGACTTTACATTGATTTCAATGCTATTATTGTGGCGTAGACCATCACGCAAAACTAAGGAGGTAGCCATTATGCCGTTGAGTAAAGCAAAACTCGAAGCCAATAACCGATACCTGGCGAAGAATTATGAATCCATTGCAATCCGATCACCCAAAGATCAGCGCCTCGGAGAGCGCCTTAGAATCGCCGCAAATCGCGAGGGTATAAACAAGCGGGAGTACATTCTAAACGCGCTTACAGACCGCTTAGAAGCCGATGGAGTGACCATTGACACCTACGAATAGCATCACGCAAAACTAAAAGGGCCGTTGCTGGCCCTTTTTTTATTGTCGTAAACCTTCACGCAAAACTATTCACGATTCATCACGCAAAAATTCAGCATAAACGAATATCCTTTGATACGGTTTAGTTTTGCGTCTGGAATAATCCCATCAACAGGCTCCAATATCACTTGATTATCAAGCATAACGTTCGATGCTTCACAGTCTGACAGCTTCATGTATTCCAACTGCTTAATCGTATTCTCCAATGCTTCCTTGACTGTCATAAAATCCTCCTATTGGCGTATATCATCACGCAAAACTATTTTCTCGGAGGCCAATCAGGTGGGTGAATTATCATCCTCCCGGCCTTGTCCAACGGCACTAACTCACCACGCAAAACTATAAACCGCTTCAATCGTCGCGCCCTCCACCGCATCCGGTTTCGCTTGTTACCCTTGTACTCAGGACATCCCGGAATAATCATCACGCAAAACTCCCTTCTCGCAGTTCATCACGCAAAACTTCACGCAAAAGTCCATATGAATCCTCCAGCGCTTTTTATTCGCTTATTACAACAGGCAGATATATTTGATGCATTAATTCCGAGTGTTTCTCCTGCTAATCGAGCAGATTCCCATTTCTTTATCACGCCCCCGTCTTTATTCGCTTGTATAATCGGCTTTGCCCTTGAAATGTCCTTTGCATGAATATGAGCATGTTCACTCCGTGTCATAACAACAAGATTATTCTCTGCATTATTGCGTTTGTTCCCATCAATATGATGCACCACCTCATTTTGTTTCAATTTCCGCCCTATCATTTCTTCAGCAATGAATCTATGCTCTCTATCTGTTTTCCCACTTCGGTATGACATTTTGTAATGCATTTAACTAACACCTCCATGTTATAAAATCCCTGTCCTAACATAGCGTCCTCCTTCACGCAAACTCCTTTGGCACCACCACGCACAACAGCGCTTCACCGTGCAGCCGTTGAACGTGTCGCGGGTCGTAGCCCATTTCCTCCGCGATTTCATCCCAGCTCATGTAAAACCTGTAACGGCGTTCCAGCACTTGCCTGTATCGCACATCGTCCACAGCGTCTATAGCTTCATTGACAAGTCGTTTTATTTTGCACAACTCGGCAATTTCATCGCCAATCCGCTTGTCAATTTCCACCACACTATCGGCGGTGTTCGTCCAGTCGTATTGTCCACCACGGGGCATCCCGGAAAGATTGGAGAGGCGACCACTTTTCAGCCTTGCGTCAAGGCGTTCACGTTCTTCTATCCTGTGTTCAATCCTTCCATCAATCCTCCATGCCAAACTCAAAAATTCCTTGGCGGTCATGTTCTCCCTCCAATCCGTCACGCAAAACTCAGTCGGTTCTTTTCCGCTTCTTCATAATCCGTGCTATCTGTTTTCGATGCTTCGCCGGAACGATCAGCGTAGTTATCAAAGTGTCCTCATTGAATAAATAGACAATATCACCGTAGACCATGATGTTATTCGCCGCGCCGTCACCGCGCCAATACAGCGAATCAAGGTATTTCCGCAAAGGGCCATCAACCTCTGTACGCTTAATCCCTTCCGTCATACATTTGGCGGCAGCGCGTCGGACTGCCTTTTTCGATATTCCGACGCGCTGTCTCAGGCGCTTTTCGGCATGGCGCGTCACCGCGCAAACTGCCATACCGTCACCTTCCTACAGGTCATTATCCGGGCGTTCATATGTTCACCTCCCTGTCGAGCCGAATCCGTTTCCGGCCCTGTCGCCGCCGCTGATTTCGTCCACAACTTCCACGGGTTCGTACAGCACGGGCACTATGAGCATCTGCGAGATTTTGTCCCCGGCGCGGACGTTGTAGTCATCCCCGCCGCAGTTGAAAATGTGAACCAGAATCTCCCCGGTGTACCCTTCGTCCACAATCCCGAAGGTCAGAAGATCGTGGCGGGTCATCATGCCGCTCTTGGGCATCAGGATTCCCGCCGTGCCCTTGGGCAGCTCCACATGAACGCCCGTGTGGAAGGTCGCCGCTTGATGCGCCCGTACAAGCCCTCCGTGCATCGCGTAGAGGTCTAACCCAGCGTCGGTGTCGTGGGCACGGCTGGGGCACTGGGCGACCATCGTCACACCCTTATCATCGGTGTATCTGTCCAGCTTGACTTTCACTTGTTATCCTCCTTCGCCCTCCATTCCAGAAAACGCCGCCAGCACTCCTTTTGGGGGCAACTTTTGTCATTACACGTTTCAGAACACACATCGTCTATATCCGTCAGTACATCACATGGCATTTCAAACTCAAATTCGACGAGCAGCGACAAAGCAGCGTCAAGCAAATCTATGTCTGACATACTACGCTCCTTTCACTGTTACCGCATCCTCGGTCACATCCCCGGCGAAGCTGATTTCAAGCCCCACGGTGTCATACACTTCCTGTATCGCTTCCTGCGATGTCAGCGTGAATTGCAGCTTGTCGTATACGTCGTTCAATACCCGGCTACAGCGTTCCTTGCCGAAGCCGTGCATCTCGTGAAGTGTCAGGCAGATGGCGGCGAATACGGTCTTGACCGCGCCGTCCTTGCCATCCTTCAAGCCCTTGGAGTAGGCATCTTCCTCTGCCTTGTGCATATCCTCGATGGTAATCCCGTTTTTGCTGATTCGCTGAAACGCTTCGTTGTCGGCTATCCGCTGGGCGCGTTCCTCCGGCGACAGCTTCCAGAATGCGTCGATTGCTGCTTGCCGCTGTTCGCGGGTCTGCTCCCGCTGGGCCATGCGCCGTAGTTCACGGCTGGACTTGGTGGCCCGTTGGAATTTCACCTTGCTCATGCTATCCCTCCCTCCGTTCGCCCATGAAACAATAACCGTCAGGTTTGGTCATGCAACCGTCGCTCCACTTATGGCAAGTTGGAACATCACTTGCCGCAAGTACCGGAACACCACCTAAATTGCCCCAATGGTCTTTGACCTCGTAATACTTGCAGTTCTTACACATCACCAGTTCCCGGCATGATTTCAACCGCATTTCAGCCCCCTTTTTGTTGCTTTCGGCGGTAATTACCCAACCATCAGGCATCCTTGCCATCATCGTCCCTCCGTTCGCCGTCCATCTTCGCGCCGCAAGTTGGGCAGAAGTTTTCTTTGACAATTGTTCTGCGCCTACAAATCGAGCACACATATTCATTGTGATACTTGTATTCAGGGTCGCCGTTATCTTCATAGCGCTTAGTCCAATGCGGCACAGAATATGCTTTCCACCGCCCACGCTTCACCGGCGCAGCATCGACAGCAGGCAGTTTTTTATCCCTATCTCAATTTTTGTGATTGCACACACCTCGCCATTACTGTGCATCCAACTACCATATCCTGCTTTTGATTTCAGGTTGTAAAAGTCTGGATTTGTATTTGGCACAACAGATTTACAAATTTCAATCGTCGCCGCCCTTGCAATCAGTTCTACATCCACGGCAAATCCCTCCCCGGGCACTTCCTACAGTCCTTCAAAAAGTCCGTGCAACAGTCGTATGTGTGGTGACAAACGTGTCGAACAATCCACCTGTACCACCACATTCTGATTCTTTCGAGCAGTGGCATCTTCATTCCCACTTCACCGCTTGTCCGCACGTCCTGCAATACTTGTCATCATAGTCAATCGGCTTTTGGCACTTTCCACACTGATACCACCAACTATCATGGCCGTCATATTCTTCACATCTACCTATAGTCGGCTCCACCGGCTCCTGCGCTTTCTGTAACCTGTCAGCGCAATACCTGGCATAAGCCCAAATTTCGTTGATAAGCCCTCCAAGCCCGTTTGCGGTTCTGTAGCCGTCCCAATCCATGCAGATGTCCGCAATGTTGCTCAATGCGTCCACAGCGTCCATTTTGTCCAGCCATGCTTTTGTTTCGTCGGGAAGGTCAATACGCTTCGGTTCTATTGTTGCTGTTTCCTGCGCTTGCAGCAGCGCAAGGGCATCATCCCTAAGATGTGCTTGGCAAAGCCTGCTTCTCTCATACTCTGATTCATACGGACATCCCTTGCCCTTACAACTTATCCTCGTGAAACAAACCATAAGCCCCTTGATCACCTTCTCCCGTTTCTCCTGCTCAGTCATTCCACTTCGCTGCCTCCCTCTGTTCTTTGCCAGGTTCAGATGTCCATACGCGCCATAATTTGCCGAACGTATTAATGGAGTTACAAATCGTCCCATGTACCATGATAAACTCGACCGATCTGTCTACGCAGTATTCATAGTTCTGGCAGATCACCGGCTGCACAAAACCGTTGCGCGATTCAAGCCACATCAGTCCAAGCATCTTGATCTCGTCCAGCCCAAGCAACCGCGGCTCCTGCGCTTTCAGCAGCGCAAGGGCATCCTTCAATACATCCAGTTCTGCAAGCACCCACTGAACATTTGTCAATCCATCCACAGCATTTATGTAATCCATTATATGCTTGATAACCTTCTCCCTGTCCGTCATCGCTTCGGCCTCCTTCCGCATGACTTCTTTTCCGGGCAGTACCCCGTCACATCGCACTTGGGCATGAACTGGGTATCGACGAGCATCGACCATTCTGCGCTGTACTGTTTGAGGGCGAACATGATGTCATGGAACAACACCCGGAACTCCCAGTATGCCCTATTGCACAACCTCTGGCGGCTCATGTCGATCAGGTTGCGTAGGTTGCGCTTGTCCACCACTCGGGTGGTCATGCCCAGCGGCAGAAGCAGGGCGGCGTCCTCGCGGGGAACACCGTATTCTTCAAGCTCTGCGATTGCGCTACGAATTGTCCCCATTGTGCTTTCATATGTCCCGCGCAAATCCGGGTCTTTTTCAATGCTCTGCGGCAAAACATAGTCGAAATTGCCGTAGTCGATATACCTTGTACTTTCCTGCAACCTCGTCGGCATCCCGCCGATGTGGGTGTACCACTCGCGGATGACCCTCGCGCTGTATCCATCCAGCACCATCTCCACGTTGACGAACTCCAACACTCGCCCGTGGCCGCTGTCGATGCAGTCCATTCCGCGCTGATAGTTCTTTTCGAAGTTGCTCGTGTCCGCTCCCCAGCATACACCAGCTCTTTCGCCTATCAGGGTGATCGGGTTCGCCGTCGTTTCCGGCAAAATCATTACTGTTCCCATAATGCACCTCCTATAATTATTTTGCCTTCGGTGGGTCAAACAGCTTTTCTTCTGTCCATCCGCTATTAACACGCTGCTGTAAAGTCCCCTGCTTTATACCTGATAACCGTGCCGCTTCCGCTACACACATTCGCCGTCCTTGGTACACGACCATTAGATTTGTCCGCTTATTTCGGTTCTGTTCTGCTTTTGTAATCCATCGACAGTTGTCTGGGTTATAATCTCCGTTAACATCAATTCGATCAATTGTCAGACCTTCACTATATCCATTATCGAGCGCCCATTGAACGAATTTATCCCGACCATCATGCCCCATCCATTCATCACATATTTTTATGCCGCGTTGACCATAATGCTTATATTCCTTACATCGTGGGTCATAGCATCTGCGTTTCATTGAAAGACGCACCCTTGTCAAATGTTTATTGGGTATTCCGTGATAGTTCAACATCTTTTCTCGGGCTATACATCCGCAGCTTTGCGTATGACCAGTCGTTAGGTTTGTTCTGGTCGCAATCGTAGTCTTACCGCAATCACACTTGCATAACCATCGATAGCTACCATACCTATCCGTCCCAACATCTTGTAAAACAATCAATCGTCCAAATCGTTGACCTGTAAGATCAATCTTTTTCCCCATCACTTTCTCCTTTCATTCAGTCTTTCGCACCGCTTTAGCAGCATCAGTTCTTCTTCCCTTGGCCAGTAAATGCACGTTACCTTCATGTTCTTTGTACCTCCTTCGATTCACATCTTATCCTTTGCCGAATATTCCACTTCTCGCGGCTTTCTTTGGCTTTACGCTCACAAGCGATACACCGTGTTTTGCCTGTTGCCGCTTTCCTCTTTCCGCAATCAACGCATATTCCAGCGGCTTTTAGTCTTGCGCGGCGTTCCCTGTTATAGGCGTTGCGCTTTTCTCTTCCAGGGTCGTTGCGTTCTTTCTGCGCTTTGATTCGCTTGTAGCAAGGCCCACAGTATACCCGCCCCGGTTCTGCATATCCGCGCCCACACCTCGGACAAATACCCCGCGATTTATACCAGTAGTACTCTTCACTGCGGGTTTCGTTGTTCTTCCGTCTTGCCGCTTCTGACTTTGTGCCCATTGTCAGCCCTATCCCTTTCGGTTCCACTCGCTCAAATAGTCGTACACTTCAAATATAACCGTCCACAGCAGCCCCCACAGCCCCAGAAAGGTGTCATATAGCCGCCCATGATGGCGGGTATACTCATAGTCGCACCGCGCCTTAGAAGCCATACAGGCGTAATCCTGCGCCGTCTTGGTGTTGTTCACAGCTACCCGCAACAGTGATCGTTGTACGCGCTGGTTGTGAATCTCACGCTTGACCACCTGTATACTGTCAGCTTCCAGCACCTTTGTCATGCCGTCCGCGATGGCTCCGGCGATCTTCTGGTCGCCGTACAGCTTGATTACAACGCCCCTGCTCATATTTGGCCCACCCTTCTTTTGCTCTTCAATCTTTTGCCGATTTTGTTCAGCCTGTCTTTAGTTATCGCATCTGCATCATTGGCTCCCGCGTAATAAAGCCATTGTCGTGCTTTTTCCTGTGCGTGTATCTTCTGCCATTCCACGTATGATTCGCATTCGGAGTGGCACCCAACAAAGCGGCGTTGACATCCTTTGCATGGTGACGGTGTCATTTTGTATATCCCTCGCTAAAATGTCTCATGGCGAAACAGGCTAACAGTGCCGCTTCTGCCATCCCGTCGCTTTCCTTCCTGCATCTCTCCGTAGGCAGTAGGCTCAAATTCGGGAACAGACGCTTGCAGACCTCAATAGACTTTTCCTTATCGCTGTTCAATCCAAACTCCGCTTTCCACCGTTTCGGGGCCACCAGCTGATAGGGAATCCCAAGCCCCGTCAACACGCCCTCGATGAATCCCGCCGACTTGCCGAAGTTGAACATTGAGGTCACGCCCTGCCCCGGCATGGCTCCGACCTTTTCCACCGCCGCAACAACACCCTCTGACTTTTGGTGCATAATCGACGCCATCTCCATAGCGAAGAAGGTATTATCCCACGGGTAGGAATACACTCCGCTGCCCGTTTCGCTCTCGGCTATGATTGCATAGCCACCCTTGGCCCCTGGGTCTACGCCTATGTAAATCATCTGTCATGCCTCCTTTGTCCACTGCTCCGCTATGGCCCTTGCGATTCCAGGAAATGTCTTGCTTCGCGCTTTTGCTGTTCGCGGGTCATTCCACGGTATGATCTTGCCGTTTTCGTCCCGCGCATAGTTCGCGCTTGCGCCCACGCTGTACCCCCCCCCTCAATATTTCGCCGGGGTCAACTATGCTGGTCGGCTCCAAGGGCGGCAATCCTTTCAGCCATAAACACGTTGCTTTCCTTGCATGGTCGCCGAACATATACGGCTGAATGATTTGGTCGGGCTTGCGGTAATGGGTACTCATGTAGCCAACAGGGTTTTCAACGGCAATCCTTGGGCAATCTGCGTTTACAAAGGCCATGAAGAACTCAACGGCTTTTTCCCTGTCCCTGTACCTCTGCTTCGCCTTATCCCCGTACTTGTCAACGTTGAACCACCTGTTTCCGGTTACGGTGAGATACGTACACGGTGGATGGGCAATTATCATATCCCACGACATTTTGAGAAGTTCCAGCGCGTCCACCTGTAAATGCCATTCTGGGTGGCCACCGGAGCACTCTTGAATATCGCAGCTATACGCTTCATGTCCCAGCCGTCGCAGCTCCTTTGTTACTGCCTGTGATTCTTCACAGGCCACCAACACACGCATATCATCAACTCCCCAAATACTGTCCAAGTGCGCTCTTTGCGTTCAGCTTCTTCCGAACGCTTTCCTCCGGCATTTCCACAAGTTCGGTCATGCGGCTAATCCTGTCCATTATCCGCTCGTCGTATGCCAGTTCATGCGGCCTGTGATTGGATGTGAATATGGTCGGCTTGCATTGCGACATCCGATAGTCCAGTATCGTGTACACGGTTTCATTCACCCATGCGCTCTGCTTCTCAACGCCGATGTCATCCAATATCAGCACTTCACAATTCCGGCACAGATTGATGATCTCCGCGCTGCTTGTGCTGCTGTCCCGGTCATATCCCGCCTTGATCTCCTGCAACAGATTGACCATGCTGTACCAGCGCACCCGCCGCCCCTTCCGTGACAGCTCGTTTCCGAGTATCGTTGACAGGTAGGTTTTGCCCGTGCCGCGCTCCTTGCTGTAGAAGTACAGGCCACCGCCGCCATACTGCGCTACGATCATCGAATAGTCCTTGATATACTTCGTCACAATGTCATACGCCTTTTGGGCTTTATCCCGATTCTCGCCGTATGAATATAGCAAGGTACTGAATTTATCAAGCGTCCTGTTCTCAAAGTAGCTCGGAAATGTTGTGACGGTCGGCAAATCCGCAAACAGCACATCCGGGTCGGCGAGGAATGAAGGACATCCAATGGTTTCATCTTTTACAAGGCGTATGCCGTGCGCTTCATCCCATCGCCGTATCGAGTTCTCTGTGCCGAAATACCACGTCCAGTAATCAGGCCGTTCACATGAAAGCGTCTCGCCCGTTCTGGGCGTAGATTCTGGCGATCTCGGCTTCTTCCTCGGGGGTAAGGACAACTGGCTCATCGCTTCTTGGATGCTCTGCAACTTTCGTCACCCCCGTTTCATCCTCCCACCGCCGCTGATTGAGGTAAGTCGCGGGGTGGGGGATATACTGCATATCCTTTCCCCGCCATTCGCCATCAAGCCGCTGTTTCACATCCGCTATGATGGAATCGGTGAGTGCTTGTGAATCATCCGCGCCCGTCTTGGCCCACGCCTTGACGGCGTTCTGCTTCGCAACGTGGCGAGGATAGGCTTTCCAGAACTCGTCAAAGCCGGGTGAACACACACTCTTATCGCGCTTGCGCGATATAGATTTATCTGGTTTATAAACTGGTTTATTATCTGATGTTTCTATATCTGGTAATGGTCTGACATTTTCGCTATTTGCATTTGACATTTTCGACATTTGCATTTGACTTTTTTGTACCATGCAAACACCCTTTTCTGTCATTGCATACCACAGGGAACGGTCACGGCCATCCTTGTTATAGCAACCAGTTTTTATAACCCCATCTTCGATCAGCTTGTCCAACGCCGTCTTGACTTGTCGTTCGCTAAGATACGGGAATATTGTTGTGAACGCATTTCGGCTATTGTACGTCCAATAGCTGCCGTCAAAGTAATTGTGTTTGTTCGCCATGTTCTTCTGACACCAGAAATAGATATTGTTCAGCAGAACCGCAGCGTTTACACCATACTTCACGGCAATATCAACATCAAAACTGTGTGTCACTTTTTCACCTCCCCTCGTCTTGATTGGTGGTTTCTTCTCCCGGCTCCAACCCGGCATTCGTTCCGTCCTCTAACTTCTGATAGGGACAGAACGGAACCGGGCAATGGTAGCAGTCGCCGAACATCTCGCAGTAGTCCAAATCAGAAGTATCGGCGTTTCTTAATTGCCTTTTGTGTGGGAGGCATAACCCGTCATTCAAAAGGGAGTTCATCATCTTCCACAGCCTTGAAGCCCTGCTTCTCCATCTTCGCCTGATTGTCGTTCAGCGCCTTGCGGGTCGGAGGCTGTATGCCATCCCGAACGGTGCCGATGCTGACAGCGTAGAAGGGCTTGACGCTTACGCCCACAGTGCCGTCATTCTTGCGCCATTCTTCCTCGCCGAAGTTGAAGCCGATCAGCTTGCCTTTCATGGTGCCCATGTCGCATCCGGCACCCTTGAAGCTGTAGCCGGGGTTGGATTCCTCCACCGCCGTGATAACGCCCTTGAAATAGCCGCTGGTCTTGCCGTCCTTGGTGAGTATCGCCGTGCGGAACGTGCCGTCGTTGGGCCACTTGGCATCCGGCTTGCTCTTGCGCAGATAGTCGAACCTGTCCTTGAACCGACCGTCATCCGGGCCGTTCTCGGCAATGTCAAAGGCCAGTTCGATCATGTCATTGTCGTTCTTGCTCTTGGTTTCCCTTGCGCCCACAATCCGGCAGATGTGACCGCCGACCGGAAGCGGTGTATAGCCGCCAGTTCCGTCATAGGCTTTCGCGTTGTCAAAATCACTCGGAAGAATCATTTCTTATTACCTCCAATTTCGTAGTATTCGCAGATAGCCTTATCGACTTCTGCTAAGTCGTTGGGGATTTCTTCATCCTTGAACATCCCTATGGGGGACTTTGCAACGTCCAGCCCGTCGCTCTTGGTTCTGAAAATGTGCTTGCCGTTGGAAACGATGCACCGCAAACAGATGGTGAACATTCCCTCCAAACACACCTTCTCGTCGATCATCTTGCCGATGGTCTTAGGCCGGATACTTCCGAAGTCGTTCTGTTCTTCGTGCATGATGAAGTACACGCGCTTATCCTCGGGCAAATCCCGAACAGATTCAATGATGTTCCAGAACTTGTCGCCGATGCTGTTGTACAGGGAGAAAACGGAGTTGCCGCCACCAGTCGCCGCATGGTCACGCATGAACATGTTGGTCATAACGTACCCGGCATCATCCACCACCACAATGTTCCTGGTGGTCATCTTGATTGCACCGATGATCTTTGCGCTGTCATCCGTCACATACTGGTCGAACTTTCCCTTGAAGGGTAGGGGCTTCCCGAGGACGCTTATAAGCGCCACGTCCTCGGGCTTCAAGTTCATCATGGAAGCGGACTTGCCGCTGCCGGACTTGCCGATAATCAACACAGGGATCGCCATAATTCATACCTCCTTACTTCTTGAACATCGTTTCCAGTACATCCAGCGCCACATACTTCTTGTCGTTGTGAATCAGCGCCTTGACGTTGTCAAGCAACATCGCCTTGCCCACCAGCACGTCATAGTCGCGCTTGTTCACCGTTACCGTGGTCGGGTTGGGCCTGTAGTTCCTGTACTGCTGCTGGTAGTTCTTCCTGTAGTTCTTCTTCATGGGTCTACCTCCTTACGTTCTCATGCTTCGGGTGAGTGATGTATTCATACAGGGTGTCTTGTATGGCTCCAAGTTTCCGGGCCATGTGGGCCAGTGTGTTATCCATGCCTTTCACCCTTACAAGTTCGTCGTATGCTTCGGAAAGGTACACATAGGCGATGTTAATTCGGTGCTGGTCTTGCTTGTTCATCTACAACAGCCCCCTGTAATAGTCCCGTTCCTGCTCCCGTATCATCTCGGCACGTTCTACGCTGATATTCGTTTCGACCTCTTCAAACATCTTGTACATATCGTCGTGAAGGTCATTCAGCGTATCAAAGAAATCAGCCAGTTCCGAATATCCCTTTAGTGCTTCCATAGCTTCCTGCACCTGGAACATCGCTTCATCAAGTGCGTCCCGCAAGTCGCCGTTATCGCTATGGATTTGCGGGTACTTGCTTTGCGTCGGCTTGGTCATGGTCAATTCTCCTTCGCAGACAACAGCGGGTGGGCCTTGTTGGTGCTCAACATATGAATCTCCACACAGGCCCCAGCCATAGCCGCCTGTAACCGGGTCACCCTGTCCGTAACGCGGTTGTGCGCTTCCCTGGCCTCCGGTGACATATCGTTCACAGGCGCATGGTTCATAATCTTGGTGCCCCTGTCGATCTTCTGCGCACCCAGCCGCATATACCGCACACCTTCCCCGGTGTAGCTGTCCGGGTGGCACACCTTGTAGCCGACACCGCGAACATTTACGATCATGTGCCCCGCTGTAATCAGGCGTTTCCTCGCCGTGTTCAATATGGTATTGAACGCCATGCTTCCGTACTGCTGGCCGATAATGCGCCCGATTTCGTCAAAGCTCAAAATGCTGCCGTAGTCCCTTTCCTCGACGGCTGTCACCAGCGCGTCAATAGCTTCCTTCCTGTTCATTGTCAAACCTCCTTATGAATTGTTGTATTGCGCCTCACCGCAAAAGCCATACCCAACCTTACCTCACCACACCCAACCGCAGCGTACCATGCCATAGAATCCGAACCATACCCTGCGCTTCCTTATGCTGCCAAGCCTAAGCAAACCACAGAAACCTAACCTCATCTCGCCCAACCGTGTCATACCCCACCTAACCTTATAGTCCAGACCAAACCTAACCGCACCACGCCGAGCCGTGTCTTACCTTGCCATACCTCACCACAAAATCCACACCGGAGCCTATCGAACCAAACCCCACCAAATCAGACCGTAGTCAAGCCAACCATTCCAAACCGAATAATCCAAACCAAATCGTGCCTTACCATACCTGACCTCGCCCCGCCTAAGCAGACCGGAGAAGCCACACCACACCCTACCGTGCCAAGCCTCGCCTAGCCCAACCCTACCACAGAACCCTAACCAAACCCCGCCATGCCATGCCATGCCACGCCCTGCCAGAGATCCCGTTCCTTAGTCCATCGGCACTTCGTCAATCACCGTGGCGAACCTGCCATAGCCCAGCGTCCGGGCTTCGCACAGACCAACGTACTGACCAGCGTTATCAAACGCCCTTGCGATAACATCAGTGTCGATGTGCTCATTGTCATAGATGATGTCGAACTCGCACCTCCATACGTCGAAGCGGGGGCGGGTACGAATCACGCGGGAACGCATCACCGCAACGGCGCGGACATCGTAATACCGCATATCGTGGCGCATCTTGTCGATGTCGAACTTTACGCCGATATCCAACGGGGCCACCGCGCCGACAAACTGAACATAGCGCTCGATGTCCTTGCCAGCCTTGAACAGCTTCGCGCCGTTGACAAGGGTTTTCTGCAAGCACTCAACCGGGATGTGCAGCCCGTTGGCCTCGTCGTAATACAGTCCAGCTTCCCATTCCAATTCGCTGATCTTCTGCAAATCGTCCTCGGTCTTTTTCTTCTTGCTGGTGTACTTCTTGAGTTCCAGGGCCAGCGGGTGCAGCGGGTTCACAGTCTTGGGGGAGTGCATCATCAAAGTGTTCAAGCCTTTCAGCGTAATATGCAGCTTCTTCATGGTTTCAAATCTCCTTTCAATCTTTGGGTAATTGTTACTTGTCTTTTCTGTCGATGTGTGCTATACTGTCAGTGAAGGTTTTCACAAGCCTCCTTTCAACTCACCGTCCGGGCCTCACACCGGGCGGCTTTTTTTGTGAAATCCATAGCTTACCGGGCCACACCGAATTCAACCCAAACAGACCATACCCGGCCATACCATATATCCCCTAAATGTCAATGCCCATAAACCGAAGGAAAGGGATTCGCGGGATCTTTGTACGGCTCTTAATAATGATTACGGGGAACCCAAGTCTCTCCGGGGCGATCTTCGCTTGTACTCTTACGTCCTGCGCATCACACCCCAGCAGCGGGGCCACTTGCGCCGGAGTTAGGAACTCCCGATCACAGGTCTTGATTTCGTCAATCGTCATCGTTGGTCACCCGCCTGATTTACTGCGCCTGGTGTCTTTTAGGATACTCTTAGGGAAAAAGATTTCCGTCCCGTCCTTCATTCCAAGCAATTCGCAGATTTTGACAATCTCGGATTGCTTAAATTCGGTGTTGCCTTTGCATTTGTTCCAGAATGCTTTTCGGGATATGCCCAGCACTGCGCACATTCTGACAACTGTAATGCCTTTGTCCTTCATAGCTTGTCGCAGCTTGATAGCGTCCATTATATGCCTCCTTTCGTCCGTGTTTCCCTTGCGACACTGTTATAGTAGCACAAACGAAACAATAAGTCAACCCAAAAAGTGTCGTTTAATACACTCTTAAAAGTCATAATAAAGCTGTAATAGGATGTAGACTTTTGGAAACATTTGTGGTAACATAGACTATACCAAAGGGGTGGTGACGGCATGGATTTTGGCGAAAAGATAAAAAAACTGCGCTTGGAACGAGGCATGACATTAGAACAAGTCGGTAATATCGTTGGAGTTGGCAAATCCACTGTTCGTAAATGGGAAACAGGGGACATTGCTAATATGCGCAGAGACAAAATTGAATTGCTTGCCAATGCTCTATGTGTTGAACCATCCTATTTGATGGGTTGGACAGATGAACACGTCGAACTGGTTTTGTCAAAAGATGAAATTGATTTAGTTATGGAGTATCGCGCCGCAATTCCAATGGCGCGTGATATGGCAAGGAACACTTTGCGCAGTTATCCAGCCGAGAAAAAAGCAAGCCTCGCATAACAAAACGCGGAAACATGGTCGAACTAAGATTTGAATAGGAGGAGTATATATGAAGATTACACCCATTGCAAAAGCACAGGCCGAAAAGCACCATTGGATTGTCAAATGGCTTCGATTTTGTGGCTATTGCATCATCATTGCCGCTGGTATCATTGGTAGTGATTACTTTGGCAGAGCAATAAAGCTATTGATTGTCCGTTATTTCGTCACAAGTGCTGATTTTGCCGATTGGTTTGGAAAGCTGTTGGGAGCGCTGCTCGGAATGGTCGCCGGATTATTCCTGAGCCTGTCAACATGGGGCCTGTCATTGGTTATAGATGATCTTCACGCTCTACGTATATATGCCAGTGGTTTTGTAACCGAAGAAGAGCCAAAGGTGGATAAATGATATGCCATGTCGCAAATGCAAACGTGAAACGCCACCAGACGCGCTGTATTGCCCCTATTGCGGCGTTTCTCTAAGCCCTAACAAGGTATCGCACAAGCCGCGAACGCGCCCAAATGGGGCTGGTACGGCCATTAAACGCGGCAAGACGTGGACGGCGCGGGTTGTGGTCGGCTGGAAGGTGTTGGACAGCGGCAAGGCAACCCCCGTATGGCGTACAAAGGGCGGGTTCACTACCAAAAAAGACGCACTGGCCTATTGCCCGGAACTGTTTAAGACTCCAAAGCAAAAGCCCCGTCAAACTATGATGCAGATTTACGACGCATGGCTCCCGACGCACGAAAACAGGGTTGGCAAGTCCACAATGAACTGCTATAAGGCCGCATGGAAGTATTTCAGGCCGTTGTACTATGTGCCATTCGCCGACATCGACCTGGACGCACTGCAAGAGTGCATAGACGATTGTCCGAACGGTAAGCGCACTAAAGAGAACATGAAAGCCCTTGCGGGTCTGCTCTGCAAATATGCCTTGCCGCGCCATCAAACCGACATGAATTATGCCGAGTTCCTTCACACTGGCAACGATGCCAAAGGCACACGCCCTGCGTTTACAAAAGCCCAGGTTGAAGCTATCCGCAATCAAATAGGCATAACGCCCCACGCCGACGATGTGTATTGCCTGATCTACACAGGCTTTAGGCCGACTGAAATGTTTGGGCTTACCAAACGGGATTACATTTGCGGCGTTCTGTATGGTGGTATCAAAACTGAGGCAGGGAAGAATCGTGCCGTTCCCGTATCGTCAAAGATTGCCGACATTATTCAAAACCGAATGTTCGGAAAATCTGACTATCTGTTCCCGAAAGATGATGGTACACAGATGTCAAGCAAATATTTCCGGGATAACTACTTCTATCAGGTGCTTGCCAATGCAGGAATACAGGATATGCCGACGCAGGATAAACCCGCCTATTACGTGCCCTATTCCTGCCGCCACACATTCGCCAATATGCTAAAGGACATCCCCGGCAGCGACAAGGACAAGGCCGCACTTATAGGCCATGAGGACTATACCACCACAAAAAAACACTATCAATCAGCCGAATTAGACTTGCTAAAGGACATAATGTCCAAATTGTGATACTAACATCTTACTGATAACATAATACCTCAAAACCATTGCAAATACGGACTTTTCGTATGAATGGGGTTCAAGAGGCCGGAGGTTCGAATCCTCTCACCCAGACCAAAAAAGTCCCGTAAACACAGCGTTTTCGGGACTTTCCCATTTTTGGGAAACTGCCAAAAATGGTGAAAAATGGCGGTCTACTGATAACACAGTTGATAACAAGACTTCATTCTTGAAGTTTGCGCATTACACCATCATAGAGCCGAGGTAGCAAAGCGTGAACCGTGTCCATTAATTCATCCATAATGGGCCATATGTCCTCTTGCTTCCTGCCGTCAATCGCCTGTGAGAAATCCGTGCCGCTGTCGTAGTTGATGGTTTCAGCAGTGTCAACAGGCGCGGCGGCGAATGAATAATCCGGCGTTTCATACTGTTCTGGCTTGCCGAACATTTCATTCCTAATGGTGTAGAACGCCGCCAGTTTCATGCAAGTGTTGGCGTTGGGGTTACGTTCCCCTTGACACTCTGCAATCGCCTGTTCGAGGTCATGCTCTGTAATCAAGGGGAATCACCTCACATCATTTCCAGCTTTTCGACAAGCTTTCGGGCTTCGGCCTTTACGGTTTCAATGTCCTCCATGCCATCGGCGCGGCTGTAGCGGCCCATAGAATCCCTACGGGCATTCATACGGCCACGGGCATAAGAACTGCCACGATAACCGCCACGGCCACCACGGGCATAGCTGCCGCCCATGCCATCGGGATAGGAACGGGACGAATATTCGTCGCCCTCATCCTCATATACTTCGATGATCTTGTCGATGTTCTTTACCGCATGGGCCAGCTTGTCCACGACATCCAGAGTGCCAGCAGACAAATCCTTGCTGCCATACTCTTTCAGTTCGTCGCACAGCTTTTCTTTCAGTTCGTACAACTCATGCATCGCTTTATCCTCCTTCCCGTCAGGCTACCCGGTTAATGACCAGGTTGGCGTTCTGCATTTCGATAACAGGCGTTGGTGTGGTTGCCGGGTCTTCATCTGCCGCCACATAGCGCACGGACAGGGTAAAGCAGCAGCCACGGGGCACGGTGATTATAGCCGTGCTGGTGACATTGCCGTAGGTGTCTACCGCAGCCGGGACGAATATCGCCCTGCTGGTCTGCCGGGGTTCACCATTTACGGTCAGCGCGATGGCAATGGGGCCAACGGTGCCGCCCGTGGGGATGGCAATGTTGCCGTTAAAAGTCACCTGATACCGGGCAAAACAGTTAGGAGTAACGCCACGGAGAATAAAGATACCTGTTTCGTCCTCGTGGTATACGTAGCCACGATTACAAGGTATGGATGCCGTAAAGATTGCGGGTTGATTCAGGGGAATCAACTGTTCCGCATTGGCAAGATACTCAGCCATGTGTTATCCTCCTTTACGCTACGCCACCGCAGCCGCAGCCCATATTCTGACTACCACAGGTGAAGATGGGGGTACGACCGTACACAGGCGTAGTCGGGACGGGGCAGGAGTTCAGGCGATTGTACAGAGCATCAACCTCATTGGAGAAGCCCTGCTGAATCAGCGCATTCTGGGCTGTCTGAGAAGCCGCAAGCTGGCTCATGTTCAACTGCTGGCGCAGATTATCGTTCTCGCGCTTGTAGCCGTCCAGTTCCAGGGCGCACAGCTTATCAAGAATAGCCTGCGTGTTGGCGGTCTGAGCAGTGATCACGTCACGAATGCCATCGGACACAGCCGCACGGTCGGCACAATTCTCGGTAGCGATGGTGTATTTGAGGTCAGCCGTGGCAGCGCGGTTATCGCAGCAGCACTGGGCAAGCTGGGACTGAATACCGTTGAAGCCCTGAGACATAGCAGTCTGAGCCGCAAAAGCCTGCTGCATGTCCGCAATCTGATTGCCATACATCTGCTGGGAGATAGCGTTCTGAGCGCCGTTAATCGAGGCGTTCACGCCAGCGAAGCCGGAGCACAGGCTATTCTGCACATCGCCGAAACCGCTGGTGATACTCTGCTGAATACCGTTGATCTGGCTGTTGAGCATCTGGTCACGGAAACCGCCATTGATCTGATTGCTCTGGTTCATCCACGGGTACATGACAGCCGCATCATTCGCAATAGCACCGTTGCCATAACCGCCACCGAAGCCATTGCCCCAGCCGCCCAGCAGGATGAAAAGGAGAATAATCCACCAGCCGTTATCGCCGAATCCAAAGCCGCCGTTACTACCGTTACCATACATGGGAGCAACAGGCATGACCATTCCGGTATTGTTCATTTCATCGGTCAGAGCCATAATAGATGATTCCTTTCAATAGGTATATTTTCAACCGTCTGCGCGCTTGACGGATGAAGTCGAGTATGATATAATATCTATATTCACTGGTAACGTGATGTCGGCAGGCCTCGCCATTCTGCCAGTGATACGAGTAGCTACGATCGGGCGGGATCGCAACCACGCACCAGACGAGCACACGGGAAAAAGCACTGTCCTATATGGGCGGTGCTTCTTTTTTATTTGCCACCCATCATGCGTTGAAGCTGGTTCGCCATCTGAACCGCCTGATTATACTGAGACTGTGAAACCTTGCCAGAATTAAGAAGGTTTTGCACCTGTTGGCGTGGGTCTCCCTTGAACATCTGCTGGAACTGTTGGAACCGCTGCATGAGACTGGACATTGGGTTGCCGCCCACCCCCATGTTCATCTGTTGAAACAATGGATTACTCATTCAAAGCCGCTCCCTTCCTGTCAGCCGCGCCTATAGCCGCTTTCAATGCGTCTATTTCGCCCTGTATAGCCTTAAATTCAGCCTTTGTAGCATACTCGGTAGAGTTTGTTTGAGAAGAAGCAGACGCGCTTACAGGGCCGTTTACGGGCGTTGTATCGCGGATGGTGTAATCGAGGATTTTCATGCTCGGCATACCGGAAGCATCTGCCGACTTTAGGTATATGGTCTGCGATTCACTGTCCCAAAGCTGAACAGTATTATTTGGGGCCACAAGATAGGCTTTTGCCCCGGCTTCGCCAGACACCCAAATAATGCCGTTGCTCTGCTGCTGAACAGGCTGTTGAACTTGCGGTACCTGGTATTGTGGCTGGTAATACATGGGCTGATAGGTTGCTGGGAATCCGTTGTTAAAGGCCATTATTCATACCTCCTATAAAAGAAATAAATGGGTATCTCGCCTGTGCTGTCCCATGTGTCCCACACTTGCCCGTCAATCACAGTTACAACGTGCCCTGTCGTTTTTAGCACGTATACGCCATGTGGATGCTCTCGGCAAAAATCGGCGACTGTAAAGCAATCCGGGCAAGTATTCGGTATAATGGCCCTGTAGAAGCCGTTGCGACGCAATATAGCGCCCCATGCCGCGTCTGTATGTTCAGGGAGGCCCATGCTTTTAGCCATGTCGTGAACCATATCCGAAGCCGTGTCCCAGTCCACATCCAGCGCGGCGCTAATTGCACGTTGCACACAGTCCTCAACGCGGTTTTCCAAAGGATTTGGATTGTATCTGTGCCAGTAATTCATGTCTTGATTGTCCCATTTTTGGTGTATCATCGACAGGGCGGCAGAGCCGTAATATAGGTGCGTTTGCGTAGCAATTATGGGCATAAAAAAAGAGGCGGCATAAAGCCGCCAAAAATAAAAAAAGCGTAGGCCGAAACCTACGCTATAGATGTTTGAACACTGTCCACTCGTTTTTGTAGACAATCCGTTTTGCCGTACTTACGTCTATTTCTTCTTCCTCTGCTAAACGTTCATATGTGATATGATCTACAAAACGACGCTTCAATATTCGTCTGTGCTGTTCGTTATGGATATATTCGTCTATGACGGATATAATTTGGGAGTTCGTGTATTCCTTCATGCTGCCTCCCATGAGAATAGCCCCGGCAATCGCCGGGGTCGTCTTACCTCATCTTACGGCGCAGGACTTTCTTGGGCCTGCGCGACTTCTTCACCCGTGCTCGGGTTTTCACTACTACTATCTTCGCCATTATAAATGTTACCATCCTTGCCGATGTAGTTAGCGGTGCCCGATTCTCCATCCACGGTTACTGTCTCGTTGCTTACATACTCATACTGATTCAAGTACAGCAGGAAGCCGCCAACAATCAGTAGAATCATCACAAGTTCAATGATATGCACTATCCAGTGAATGCGCTCCCTGTGCGCATTCCGTACTGCCATATCATCATAGACATAAACCGGGATGGTATCGGGCTTTATGCCGTTCTGTTCCTGCTTCATTTGTACAACCTCCTGATGTTGATGCCTCGATTATAACACGCTACGCGCTTGCAATCAAGGTCATTCGTCCGGTACCTCCGGGATACCAGCGACACTTGTCAGCAGCGACAGGATGCCCGCCAGCACAGCGCTGGACAGCACCAGCCGCCAGTTGACATCGCCCATCGCGGCAGATGTTCCGATGGTCGCCACCGCCGTTTGGGCCACTGTTTTTACGGCCCTGATGCCCGCTGCTTTGAACCACTTGCCCCAATCTCTCATTGAAATCACGCTCCTATTTCTCAATCAAATATTTCTGAATTTCGTCATAGCTCCGCTTCAGCCCGTCCACGGAGTTCCCGTCGATCTCATGGTGAAGCATCGCCATCAGCGCCCGCATCTGTATGCGGTTCGCCTCTTCCAGGTCGTTCAGCCGTTCATGGTCGCGGTCCAATCGTTCCTCGTGCTTCTTCACTGTTTCCTCCAACGTGTTCACCGGCGCGTCCTTCCTCTTCTTCTCTTCGCGGGCTGTCTTGATGGCCGACATGATGGTGTTGTACGCGCCGATCAACACCAATGCGACGGCCAACAGCCCCACAAGCTGCTCAAAGGTCACGTTCTGCATCGCTGCTCACCTCACTCCACCAGCCGCGAATACTTCCCGGACACCCACCCGTTCTGGTTCTTAAACTCGATCAGGTGCCAGCCGTCGTCGCTGGTCTGGCCCTGATACAGGTACTTGTCGCCCCGGTGGGCCACGCCCAGCTTTTTGCTGGTGATCTTGTTGGGCGCGGTTCGCACGTAGCAGTCGCCCCCGACGATCTCCACCCACTTCGGTTCCTCGGCGGGTTCGTCGTGTTCGTCCAACGCCTTCTCCATGGCTTCCCGGGTCGCGGCGTCGTACACGCCCGTTTCAGGCAGCCCGTAGGCCCTCTGGAAGGCTTCGACGGCCATCTCCGTGCAATCGCCAAACTCGCCGTCCGCGCCGTAGGGACCGCAGCTGAAGCCCAGCTCGATCAAATTCTCCTGGATCTGCTTCACATCCGGGCCTTCGTCGCCGTTCTTCAGGTCCCGGTCTCCCACCGGCTCCGGCTCTGGCTGGGGCTTATCATCGTAGGAGATCATACTGTCCGGCAACATGCCCCACTTTGTCCACGGCCCATCCTTGACCTTACGCCTCTGGCAGTCGTAGTCAAATCCGCGCATCTCCACGGTGTACCCGCCGCCGACGTAGACCCCGATGTGTCCGGATTTCCAGACCACGAGGCCGGGAATGTCGGGGATGTCCTTGATCTTGCCGGTCTTCTTGCAGATGGCGATCATGCCGTTGGCGCTCTTGTCCGGGCAATGGTTTGTCCCGTACTTCGGGTCGGTGTCGTACTTGCCGCCCGTCCAGAAGAAGGATTTGATCATTCCCACACAGTCAGCACACCGACGCCCCTGTTCGATGTCCTTCATGTAGCCGGATTTCCGGCTGCTGCCGTAATGTTCGGGGTACTGCTTCTTTTTGCTCTCATATTTGGAAAGCGTACACTGGTTGCCGTAAGTGCCATACCAGTACGCCCAATGGTCTTTGTGGTTGTACATCTCCTCGCAATACTCCGCAAGCTGTTTGCCGGTAAACATCTGTGATTCACCTCCGTCATCATTGGTTCCGCTGTCTGCTGTCGTGAAGAAACTCAGGGGCTTCGTCCCCATCAGCTTATTGAGGTCAACATTTCCGCTGACCCCCGGCAGCTTGCCCTTGGACGTGTACTGCCACAGGTCGCAGGGATAGTCCGGCGGGGTTTGTGGCTTGCCGTCGTTGGAACCATAACGGGGAATCCACACATAGGCATATCGCCCGTAATCCAGCGCCCACGACTTGTACAGGTGATGCCCGATGTATACCGCCACGCGGATGCCGCTGCCGATGTAGTGGCGCAAGCCCTCCTCAAACGCCTCGCAGATGGCCCGCGCCCGGTCGGCCCTGATGCCGTCATACTCCGCGTCGATGACGTAGAACAGCGGTGACGTGCCCGCCGTTGCATCAGCCATAACCTTGGCCTCGTTCCGCGCCTCGGTTTCGTCGGTGGCCTTGATGTAGTGATAGGCGTGGTACGGCACTTTGTACCGGGTGCAGCCGGACACATATTCGTCGTAGCATTCGTCCTTTTTCACGCCCACGCTGGAACGCAGGATGGCAAAGTCAAGGCTGCTGAACGCCTGGCCCCAATCGATGTCGCCCTGGTATTTGCTCAAATCGACAATCATGCCGCCCACCTCCATCATCTGGTTCTCAAATCCAGCCAGCCAGTCGAACATCTGGTATTCGTCGGACACCCACGTAAACTGGATGGGGTGCCCTACATCCGGCACAAGTGTCAGTTTTGTCTCGCCGCCCAGACCTTTGAGGCGGTTGTACATGCTCTGCGCGTACTTCTTGTAGTTATGCTCTTTTTCTCCCGCAAGGAACCACATGGGGACGTGAGCAATCTGCTTTATCTTATCCCCGATGTTTTTGCAGGGCGACAGGACGGATGCAGCGGAGAAAAAGTCCGGGTACGCCAGCAGCATATCCAGCGTCCCGTTCGCGCCCAAACTGTGTCCTGTGATGGATACCCGCTTTGTGTCGCATCCGTTTTCCTCGGCAATACGATCAATCAAATCTTTCAGACTGGACTTGTACTCGCCCCATGAGCCTTTCGGCAACTGCGGCATGAGGATAATTGCATCCGGGGCGCACTTGCCATTATTCAAACTGATAAACGGCTCCCGCTTTTTCAGTTTGGAAAGGTCGCTCCCGATCTCCCCGCTGCCATGCAGCACCACGATCAGCGGCAAGCCCCCGCCGCCCTCCGGCCTGTAAAGTATGTATTTGAATCTATCGAACGCGAAATCGTTAATCATATAAGCGTACCTGTCAGTCGTGTCGGTCGTTCATCAATCTATTTATACATGGCATAGCACACAAATTGATACCCTGAAGATATAGGAACTGAAAGCGAAGGTATCCACCCCATAACATGCACTGATCCTGTGTCTGATCTATAGGTTGCGCTAAACATTGCAGATGCGTTGACTGTGAAACGCCCTGTAAACCCAACCAGAGTTTTTCCAGGCAACGGTGTGAAAGGTGCATAAAATTCTTTGCCGTTTGAGTTCCAAGTAAAATTGCTGTATGGAATATTAACAAATGTCGTCGCTGTCTCTACGCTTCCACTCGCCATTTATCCCACCTCCGGCTCCACGACCCCGTTCCACACCTCAAACAGCAGGCGATTGCCGCCCATGTCCGTCACTTCCACCTGCACGTAGTCCGTGGCCGCGTCGTGCCCGTAGCCGTAGGCCCCCAGATAGGCGTGGTAGCTCTGCCGCGCATCGTCCAACGTGTCCTTCACTTCGATGCCCTTGTCCCATGCGTCGGTGGTCGCGTTGTGCTTGATACGGTGCATGAAATACTTATTCATAATTCAATCCCCCTTAATGGTTCGTGATGGCGACGGCCTGCGGCAGCGCGAATACAGGCTGCATGCTCTCCGATGTGGTGCCGCCCGTGTTGGCGATGGTGAAATAGCCCTCGTTGGTCGTCCATGTCAGGTTCGCGGGCGGCGCGTTCTCCGCGCTTGAAGAAAAATTCCAGCGCACCAACTGATGCTCTGCGGTCAGCTCCGTCATGTCGTAGCTGGCGGAGCTGCCCGAAGCCGGTATGGGGATAGACGACGACGGCATGAGGATATTGCTGTTGCCCCCTATCGCTTCGATCGCCGCCGCGATGCGCTTGCCGGTGGAATCTGTCAGTATGCGATAATCCGCTGCCGGCATTATGTATCACTCCCTATCCGCTGGCACAAGTAGCCCTGTGCGTCGATGTACAGCCCTACGTCCGTCTGTGCCCCGATGTTCGCCGCCGTCAAGTTGACGTTACCCTGCCGGTAGCTGCTCTCCGCGTTGCCCTTGACACCGGTCAGCAGGTTTGTGGCGGGGTCGCCCTGCGGCCCCTGGGGGCCTTGCGGCCCGGTCGCGCCCGTCGCGCCCTTGAGGTTGCGAAACGCGAACGCGAACACCTTTGCCGTGTCCGGACCGCTGGCGGTGATGGTGACCTCCGGGGTGCCGGTGCTTGCGTCCACCGTCGCGGTGGGTGTGCCGAATCCCGCCGCCGCGCCCGTGGGGCCAGGCGGGCCGGGCGGGCCTTGGGGGCCGGGTGTGCCCCCGCCCTCCTCAATGGCGTGGATGCGGGCGTCGATGCGCGCCCACATGTTGTCCAGCGCCGCTTTAAGACTCATGCGTAGATCGTTGAGGTTCATGCCGCGCCTCCTGTGACGTTGATGTTAAAGCTGGTTTCGAGGATAGCCCCGTCTCCGGGACGTGACCACTGGACGGGGACGGACTGGATGGCGTGAAGCGTCGATACACTTTTATTGTCCGGGTTTACTGTGGAAACGGGCAGACGTGTGATAACGTTCTGGAACACAACCTGTTCAAATTTGCCATCACCTGTGCTCCCTGATGCCCCACCAGTCATTCTCCAGCCATAAGATTGATAGTCATACGGCGTTGCATCGCCGTTGAAATAGCTGAATCTATCTGCTGCCCGGCTTCCGCTTATCGTTGCTATATAGTTATAGCCATTAAATCTGGTTGCAAGCAAGGTTCCCGGCGCATACCCACCATATGAGCACGGGCGTCCATTTTCATCAATGCCAAGTTCTTCTGTGCAACAATAAACCTGTGTTTCTGTTTCATGTCCTTGCTGATCTACGTCTCTGCGCCATGATGGCACATAGTAGATCATTTTAGCGTTGACCCCTGCGCCGTCCGTCCACTCATCCCCGCCCTGAGCAGTTGTCACCGGGAACACCAGCTCGTTAAACGGCACCTCGCCCATGTCCTGCCCCGTGCTGCTGTAGGCGTGAACCACAATGCCGCTGTAGTCGATGGTCTCGCCGTTGGTGTAATCCGTCTTGGTGGGTAGCGTGGTCACTCTGATCTCGGTAGGCGCCACCGTCTTGACGATGTCGCCGGTTTCCGGGTTGACGGTGACAGTGGTTTCCTGCCCGGTGGCGGGGTCGATGCCGGTCACGCTGCTGCCGGGGACGCTGACGGCCACGTAGTCCCAGCCATACACGCCCTCGTCGCTGGCGCTCTTGCTGCCGTTGGCGGTGACGGTCAGGGCCGTGCAGTGGGTGTCCGCCTCCGGCACCCACGTCACGCTGCCGCCCCCGATGCCCTGCGTCTGAATCTTGTCAAGGGTCTCGTCGAAGGGTAACAGGTCGCCGTTGATGCCGATGATTGCGCGCTGGGCCATGATTAATCATCTCCTTGCCCGCTGCGCGGGCCGACCAGTATGTCAAAGGTGGTTTCGAGGATTGCCCCGTCGCCGGGGCGGGGCCATGAAACGGTTATGGTCTGCTTCGCACCCCATCCGCGCGTCATGGTTAACGTGTCCACATCTACGCGATTGGGGTTTGCAGTGCTTTCGCTCACGCTGTTAAACCATTCAGCAAAAAAGTCAGTGCTTGTAAATTCTTTTCCATAAGATCCCGTAACATTTCCCGCCATACGAAGAACGCCGTCAAGGTATTCGTAGCGGGCGACTGAATTGTCATTTTTAACGGCCAGATACACATTCCCGTTGTATTTAGTTAAATAGTATACCGCATCGTTTGGGATGGTTTTTTCGGTATTTGTGCCTATAAACTTTTCACCGATGTTAGCAAGCGAATACTTGCCATAGTAATCTACCCCGCCCCTTTTTTCTGTGTATATATTATGTGCAGATACCGCAATGGCGTTTATGCCGTTTCCGTTTGAGTATTCCGCTGTGTCCTTAGACGAGTCATACACAGCCGTGGTCGGATTGATCGTAATCTCCCCGATTGGCACGGTCTGCGTCTCGTTTCCATTCGCGTCATATGCCTTGACCACCATGCCATCCTTCGTGATGGTCTGCCCGTCCACGTATGTGCCATAGGGATTCGTCGGGGGCGCGATGACCCTGATCTCCACCGGCACGACAGTCTCCACCAGTTCCCCGGTCTCGGGGTCGGCAGTTACCGTTACTTCCTGCCCCGTCTGCGGGTCTCTGCCCGTCACGCTGCCCGTCTGGGGCACGTTGACGCTCACCCGGCTCCAGCCGTATACGCCGTATTTGCTGGCCTGATAGATGCCGTTTTTGTCCACGCTCAAGCTGTCCATCTGGCGGTCGGCTTCCGGGTACCACGGATAATACGTGCCGTCGTCCCCCTCCACCATCAGGCATTTGACCGGCCCGAAGGGGTAGCCCTTGCCGCCCTCTTGAATCGTCGTATTCGCGCTCACGCAATCACCCCCGTATACTTGCCGCCGCTCTCCCGCTTGGTGGCGCTGTCCACGCTGTACACATACAGCTTTTCGTCCCGGTATTCCAGCGCCACGTCATAAGGCTGGGTCGCGGTGTTGTCCCCCGCCGCCATGGTGCCGGTGATCTCCGCGTCCTGCGGGCGGTACACGTAGCGCCGGCCCTCATAGGTGCGGTCAATGTATGGATTGGACAGGATGTAGGTCATACCCACCGGGAGGCGGTACTCCCGCTGGCCGATGCGCCCGCCCTGATAGGTGTAGTTGACGGTCAGCTTTGCCAGCTCCACG